TCATAAAATTCAAGCGGCTGTTGCTATGGAACAAAGGGCAAGAGAAATGGGTAAAACCTCTGAAGCAGCAGTGTACAGAAAGTACATCAACTCAATGAAAAAGAAAACTAAGGATTAAAACAAATGGCTGATAATGTATATCTTGGTAATCCTAATTTAAAAAAAGCGAACACTAAAATTGAGTTCTCTGAAGAGAATATTATTGAATTTTTAAAGTGTAAGGATGATCCCGTATATTTTGCAAAAAATTATGTAAAGATTGTTTCTCTTGATGAGGGATTAGTTCCTTTCAATCTTTACCCCTTCCAAGAAAAACTAGTTAATAACTTTCACAATAATCGTTTTAATATTTGTAAGATGCCTCGACAGACTGGTAAATCAACCACTGTTGTATCTTACCTTTTACATTACGCTGTTTTTAATGATAGTGTTAATATAGGAATACTCGCTAACAAAGCAAAAATTGCAATGGATCTTCTTGGAAGATTACAGATAGCATATGAAAATTTACCAAAATGGATGCAACAAGGTATTATTGCATGGAATAAGGGATCATTAGAATTAGAAAATGGATCAAAAATCTTAGCAGCATCTACTTCAGCATCTGCTGTTCGAGGTATGTCTTTTAATATTCTATTCCTCGATGAGTTTGCATTCGTTCCAAACCATGTAGCAGATGACTTCTTTGCATCTGTTTATCCTACAATTTCTTCAGGTTCAAGTACAAAAGTTATAATAGTATCTACACCTCGTGGTATGAATCATTTCTACCGTATGTGGCATGATGCTGAAAGAGGTGTAAATGGATATATTCCTACAGATGTGCATTGGGGAGAAGTTCCTGGTAGAGATGATGAATGGAAAGCACAAACGATTGCGAATACATCTGAACAACAATTTAAAGTTGAGTTTGAATGTGAATTTTTAGGATCAGTCAATACTCTTATAGCACCAAGTAAGTTAAAAAATTTAGTATATGATGCACCAAGAACAAGAAATGCAGGATTGGATATCTATGAGGACGCTATAAAAGAACATAATTATATGATAACAGTTGATGTTGCTCGTGGTTTAGGTAATGATTATTCAGCGTTTATTGTTTTTGATATCACAGAGTTTCCATATAAGGTCGTAGCAAAATATCGAAATAATGAAATCAAACCAATGTTATTTCCAAATATTGTTCATAATGTAGCAAAAGGTTATAATAATGCATTCCTTTTAATTGAAGTAAATGATATAGGAGATCAGGTTGCAAGCATACTTCAGTATGATCTTGAGTATGAAAATTTACTTATGGCATCTATGAGAGGTAGAAATGGTCAGGTTGTAGGTCAAGGTTTCTCAGGTAAAAAGTCACAACTAGGTGTAAGAATGACTGCTGCAGTTAAAAAATTAGGATGTAGTAATTTAAAAACACTGATTGAAGATGATAAAGTACTTACTTGTGATTATGAAATCATATCTGAACTGACTACTTTTTCACAAAAACATAACTCATTTGAGGCAGAGGAGGGATGTAATGATGACTTAGCAATGTGTTTAGTTATATTTGCATGGTTAGTTGCACAGGATTATTTTAAAGAAATGACTGATAATGATGTAAGAAAGAGAATATATGAAGAACAAAAGAACCAGATCGAACAAGATATGGCTCCTTTTGGATTTATAGCGGATGGTTTTGAAGAGGAAACATTTGTTGACTCAGAGGGAGATAGATGGCATACTGATGAATATGGTGATCGTTCTTTCATGTGGGACTACAGATGATTTCATTTTTACTTTTTAACGCAAGTTTTTTAAACCTAATGTTTTATGTCTTTGCAATAGGTTTTATAGTATCTTTACTATTAGAACAGATTATAAAGGCAAAACCCCTGTCTCCTTTTGACGAGATAAATGATCGAAATATTTACATAGTCCAAAGCAATAGAAAATATTGTTGGAGACAAGCATGGATAACTAATGCTTGTTGGTTTCTTTGTAATGTAGGATTGTATATTGTATCAAAGAATATGCAATCTATTCAAACTGATACTTTTTGGAATGGTATTTAATGGACTTAAATGAAAGTAATGTAACTAAATCTTTGTCTGAAATTGCTCCTTATATTGAAGCAGACGGAGGATTTGTAGAATTTGTAGAGATTGAAAAAGGAACAAACTATGTGAAAGTTCGATTAGGTGGTGCTTGTACAAGTTGTGCAATGAGTGCAATGACACTTAAACAAGGTATTGAAAATAAAATTATGCAAGATATTCCAGACTGTAATGGAGTAATACAGGTTTTATAATGGACTTAGACGATCAATTTGATCTGGGACATATTCTACTAAATGAAAGAAAATGTAGAGTATGTGGTGAAATAAAAGATTTGATTGATGGATTTTATTTGACTAGAAAGGGTAGAGGGGATATTCCATCTGCCTATTCTTATGAGTGTAAAATATGCACTATAAAAAGAATTGTGAAGAAAAGAAAATCAAATAAGAAAGAAAAGGAATGGTATTACCCAGATTGGTAGTGTTCATGTGCTGTTTCCCCAATGAAAATACCCTTTTGAATAAATAATTTTAAATAAATCTGAGATTCGGAGAATAAGGGATGGCGTTAAATTTAGCATCTCCTGGTATCGTAGTTAGAGAGGTTGATTTAACCATTGGTAGAGTAGACGCTACCTCTGGATCAATTGGTGCACTTGTTGCTCCCTTTGCAAAAGGACCTGTCGGGACACCAGTTTTAGTAACAGATGAAGCTAGTTTACTAAACAACTTTGGTCAACCATACGAAACAGACAAGCACTATGAAGACTGGTTAGTTGCCTCTTCCTACCTAGCATATGGTGGAAATATGAGGATTGTAAGAGCAGATGATACTGATCTTAGAAATGCATTTACAGGTGCTGCAGGAAGCGTAAAAATTAAAAGTACAGAGCATTATAATCAATTAGGTTATGACAACAACGCAATAACAAACGTTACGTTTGCAGCAAGAAATCCTGGCTCATGGGGTAATGGTATTAGAGTTGCAACCATTGATGGAAAAGCAGATCAAATCATATCAGGTGTAGATGTTGATAGTGCAACTACTGGTACTATTGCAGTTGGAATGGGTGTTACTCAACAAGTTCCTGCTGGAACAGTTTTAGTTGGATCAGGATCAACTTCAGAGTTAACTGGATACTTTAAAGGTATTATCACAGAAGTTAATAGTGCTAAAGATGAGATATCAGTTAAGTTTGTTTCTCACGTATCTATTGCAAATACTGAAACTTCAGTAGATTATCAACCATCAGGAACATATCAGTTTGCATATTCATCTGGAAATACAACAATTGGTATTGTAACCACAACTAGCACAGGCGGTGTAATGACTGCGTTTAGTGCATCAAGAGATTGGTTCGATGAGCAAACACTTACATTAACTGGTGCAGGATCAACAATTACATGGAATTCAATTGTTGATAGACCAGGCACATCAGCATATGCTGCAGCAAGAAATTCAAGATTTGATGAACTTCATGTGCTTGTAATTGACGGTGCAGGTGATGTAACAGGAAATGCAGGAACAATTTTAGAGAAGCACGTTGCTCTATCTAAAGGAAAAGATTCTGAATATTCTGTAGGAAGCACTGCATACTGGAGAAAATATCTCTATAATACATCAACAAATGTATTTGGTGGATCTCAACCTGCGGGTGTTGTTGCAACAGGATATAGTTCAGGATTCACACCAGCAACAGATATTGCATGGGATCAAGACGTTGAGGGTATTATATTTGGTGCTTCAGGAAGTAACACTTATACACTTGGTGGTGGTGTTAACTATCAGGGTGGAAGCAGTCTTACAGCATCAGGTGCTTTAACAGCAACTCTTGGAGAAATATCAACTGGTTACGAACTATTTGAAAATACTGAAAACTTTGAGGTAGATTTCTTACTCATGGGTTCTGGTGCAGGTACTAAATCAACTGTTCAGGCAAAAGCAAATAAGATAATCGCTGTTGCTGAACTAAGAAAAGACGCAATTGCGTTTGTATCACCAAGCAGAAATACATTCATTAGTGATGGTTCTGTAGGAACAGTAACAGTCAATAATGACTCTGCAATTACAAACTCAGTGGTTAATTTCTATTCACCTATTACATCCACAACATATGCAGTATTCGATAGCGGATACAAGTATATGTACGATAGATTTAGTGATACATTCCGTTATGTACCACTAAATGGAGACATCGCTGGAACTTGTGCTAGAAATGATCTTACACAATTCCCTTGGTTCTCACCAGCAGGTAACTCAAGAGGTGCGATACTTAATGCTGTTAAATTAGCATATAATCCTAGCAAACTTCAAAGAGATGTACTTTATTCAAATAGAGTCAATCCAGTAATTTTCCAACCAGGTGATGGAATCATCTTGTTCGGTGATAAAACTGGATTTGGAAAATCATCCGCATTTGATAGAATAAATGTTCGTCGTTTATTCATCTATCTTGAGGATGCGATCTCAGCTGCTGCTAGAGATCAATTATTTGAGTTCAATGATGAGATTACAAGAACAAACTTTGTAAATATTGTTGAACCATTTCTTCGTGACACTCAAGCGAAACGAGGAATCTTTGATTATGTCGTCATATGTGACGAAACAAATAACACCGCATCTGTAATCGACAATAATGAATTTGTCGCAGATATCTTCATTAAACCAGCACGTTCAATCAACTTCATCGGTCTAACCTTTGTTGCTACAAGAACTGGGGTATCATTTGAAGAAGTGATCGGTAACGTTTAATAACTTAAGGAAGTAAAAACTCATGGCTACAAGAAACCAATTAAATCCACCTCCATTAAGGAAGATTACTGACTTTAAGAGTAAACTTACTGGTGGCGGTGCTCGCTCAAATCTGTTTGAATGTGAACTAGCATTCCCTCAAGCAGTAAGTGTTGAAGGTTTGAATGATATTTTGAATAAGGCAAGATTCTTAGTCAAAGCAGCAAACTTACCTGCATCTAATGTTGCTCCCATTGAAGTTCCATTTAGAGGAAGAGTACTTAAGATTGCTGGTGATCGCACATTCGACACTTGGACAATCACGATAATTAACGATACAGACTTTGCTATTCGTTCAGCATTTGAAAAATGGATGAATACAATCAATAGAGTATCTGATAACACTGGTACAACTAATCCAGCAGATTATCAAGCAGATGCTTTTGTGTTCCAACTTGATCGTAGTGGAGAAACACTTAGAAAATATAAGTTCTATGATGTATTCCCTACACAGGTTGCACCAATTGAATTATCTTATGATGCTCAAGGCATTCAAGAGTTTCAGGTCGAACTTCAAGTTCTATACTGGGAAGCAATTAAAGGTAATGGTGCTAACGCAGGTGGAGAGGACATTAACTAATCGCCTAAATAGTGCTATAATAGAAGTAAAAATATTATACTATGGCTAAACTGTTTGGTTTCTCTATTGATGACGGAAAAGATAAATCACCGTCAGTAGTATCCCCTGTCCCGAAAACGAATCAGGACGGGGTTGATAACTATATTTCTAGTGGTTTTTATGGATCATATCTAGATATTGAAGGAGTTTATAAAACTGAACATGATTTAATTCGTAGATATCGTGAGATGGCACTTCATCCAGAAGCAGATGGTGCTATTGAAGATGTCGTAAATGAAGCAATAGTTAGTGATTTATATGATTCACCTGTAGAAATAGAATTATCAAACTTAAATGCTGGTGATTCACTTAAAAAAGCAATTAGAGAAGAATTTAAAAATATAAAAGAAATCATGGACTTCGATAGGAAGGCACATGAAATATTCAGAAATTGGTACATTGATGGTAGAGTATATTACTTAAAAGTTATTGATGTTAAAAATCCAATGGCTGGTATACAGGATCTAAGGTACATTGATCCTATGAAGATGAAGTTTGTTCGTCAACAAAAGAAAGAGGATCCTAAAACAAGATTATTAGATATGGGTCCTAAAGGTCCTCAAGAAAATATCAATGAACCAGATATAGAGGAGTACTTCTTATATACTGCAAAACCAAATTATAATTCTGGTATGATTGCAGGAGCTGGTGGTAGAAAAGGATCAGTAAAAATTGCAAAGGATTCTGTTGTATATTGTAGTTCTGGACTAGTAGATCGTAATAAAGGAACAGTTTTATCATATTTACATAAAGCAATCAAAGCACTCAATCAGTTAAGAATGATTGAAGATAGTCTTGTTATCTACAGATTATCAAGAGCACCAGAAAGAAGAATATTCTATATTGATGTTGGTAATCTACCAAAAGTAAAAGCAGAACAATATTTAAAAGAAGTAATGAGTCGTTATCGTAATAAGTTAGTTTACGATGCAAACACTGGTGAAGTAAGAGATGATCGTAAATTTATGAGTATGCTAGAAGATTTCTGGTTGCCTCGTAGAGAAGGTGGTCGTGGAACTGAAATTACAACTTTACCTGGTGGACAAAACCTTGGAGAACTTTCTGATATTGAATATTTCCAGAAAAAATTATATCGTGCATTAGGTGTTCCTGAGTCAAGAATTGCAGCAGATGGTGGATTTAATTTAGGTAGATCATCAGAAATATTGAGAGATGAATTGAAGTTTGCAAAATTTGTTGGACGTTTAAGAAAAAGATTTTCAGCAATGTTTAATGATATGCTTCGTACTCAACTAATATTGAAAAATATCGTTACACCTGAAGATTGGGAAAGTATGGGAGAGCATATTCAATATGACTTCTTATACGATAACCAGTTTGCAGA